GACTTCAACACCTCACCGTTTGCTGCACGCATTGGGCTGGCTAAATCCATGTCGTAAGGCATTGTAGCCCCGTCTAGTGGGTTTACTACTTCTTCTTCTTTTATTTCTTCATTCATAATTGTTGTTCCTTGTTTACCCTGTCTGTCGGGATTATTTGTTATTACTAAATAACCCCTCCGTTATAGAGGGGTTTATTTAATGCTTTATTGGTTGGTTGGTTGTTTACCTATTGAGCTACGTAGTCACCATAAGTGCCTTCAAACTCAAGAGCCATAACACCTTCTCCAGTAGAGTATTCGCCATCACCTGTAAAATCTGAACCGTCTAGGATGAAGATACGACCGTCAGGAAGTACCACATTCACTTGAGCATCTACGATGTTTAGAATATCATTTTCTGGGTCAATGTCTGGAGTGATACGAACCGAACACTTAACGTAAGGAGCTTCCCACTCCTCTTTAGTGCCTTGAACGTCACCACCTGTTCCAAGTAATTTTGTACGTTTTGCAGTATTAGCTCGACACGTAACGTCCCCTTCGATGGGGTACTTACGTCCGTTAACTGATACTTCTGCACTTCCTGCAATAGTCGCCATTAGTTAACTCCTTCTAAAATGAATGCCAAGTCAGCAGAGCCTACGATAAATTGATTAACCAAATCAGCAGGTAAATACCATACTAGACGATTAGGGTCATCAGTAGATCGGATACACTTTACATCGCGCTTGAACTGATTAATGTTTTCTAAAATGCCATCTGCTTCCAATCTACGGAACCAAGCAATCGCGAAAGCCTTACCCTTAATAGGTGAGATAGTCTCAGTAAGTGAACGAACACGCTGGGTGTTTGTAATCAACTTAGCGCGAGGGTACTTAAGCAAAACGTCTTGAGTAAACGTATAACGAGCATACAATAACTGCCACAAAGTATTCTGTTGGCGGTAGGAAATATCTGCTCCACCTGCACCGTTCTTCAGATACATAGTAACTGTAGCTTCGGTTTGAACACCATTTGTGTCTGTAAATGTAGAGATACCGCCATTAGCCAGTTCATTACGATCTGGTACGATTGCTCGTACATCGTCAGAAGCCAAAGGAAGTTCACCTGCAAGTTTCATTCTGTGGAACGGTACTGCAACGTCAGTGTTAAGAACACTCTGGATTGTCGCCCCGGCTACTGATGCGGCACGTTTGCCGATAGTTCCTGGGATTGCGTTACAATCTAAGAGGTTAACAAATTGGTTGTTTCTGCCCGAATCAGCAGCGAAAGCAAGTAGTGCGGCTTTGTCGCCTCGAATACCTGTGAAGTAAAATGAATCTTTCATCACTAGAACATTTGCTTGAGCTGTAAGCCAAGTCTGAATTCCAGTTAAGAATGTTGCATCAGCATACGGACCTGAGATCACTTGATACCAGTTAGCCCCGATAGCATTTGTAAATACGGTAGCTCCAGAAACGCCCTCAGGTAATGCTTCATTTGCATTGTAAGAGAATCGAACATCCGTATCGCCAGCACCTACGCCTTTGTTGTTGGCTGTCAGTGTGAAAAAGTTAGTGTCGTCAGCAGCAGTTACGGCGGCATTAGAATCGGCATTTACCAAAGCTACAAGAGCTTGAGAGATCGCGTCTTCATCATCACCAACAGCGATAGCTACAGCATAACGCTTTCCGTCAACATACAGTGCAGCTTCACCGGCTTTAGTGGCTGTTCCTGTAATAGTTACAGTAGTCACGGCTGCAGTTGCTCCACCTGGATCGTCTGCAAAGATTACATCCAAAGGTACGGTATTTGAGTTAGCGATAAACGCTTCAACTTCACGGTAGATTGAAGAACCCGAACCCGCTAGTGCGATTACGTCATTAAGTGAACTCACTGAATACACCTTACCGGTGTCAGCAGTCCCGCCCGTTAATTTCTGTCCTACAATCAACGCTCTTGGTGGGAACTTAGCAGATCCCGAAACCGCGATTGTGTTATTAAACTCAACTCCTACGAATGGTAGGGTTACGTTTGATGGTACGCCCATTATATTACTCCTTTATTGGTTCAAATATATAATTAGTTGTCTGGATTTACTCTAGTGTGCCTTCTGCTTCACGTTGAATAATGTCCTGGTCTTCGTGGTTTAGGAAATAAGCTGTCCAGCTTGCCCCGCCACTTAGTCTGTAATCTGGGATACTTGAGTCCTCATACGGGACCATAAACTTTAATGCGTAGCTGTACATTCTCTCTGCACCCTCATCCGAATCGGTAGGTGTTGTGGAGAGATACTGCACCCCAGTTGACAGTCCTTGGTCATAGCCCTTGGTATCGTCAAAGTCTTGAAGGCCATACATGAGGAAGTTGTCGTCCTTCAACATCTCCCTTAATTGCCACTTTAAGTCGTCCAACTGATCGTTAGGGGACAATTGTTCACTTTCTGTCCCTTTAGTTATCGTAAATGTCACATCTAGAAACAATTGAATCGTTTCTCTTTCTTCTAACATTCCCGTACCTGTTGACTCGTTAATTTCCTGAGAGAACTCTACAAAGGCACAAGGTGTTAGGTCAGCGTCCACTTTCATGGATTGGTCTAGGTACACATTCTTGATGTCTTCCATGCCCGTCTTTATCATAGCGGCTACATAATGTCGTATCTCTTTAGCGTAGTTCATGCTAGACCTTTGATTTCTAAACCCTAAATTCTTTTAAATAAACATGAGTAATGCCGAAGCCGTCCTCTGTGTATGTGTCTACTGAGTATTTCTTACCCAATACAATAATCGTATCTGACTTAGTCGGTCGCTTGCGTAGCCTGTAACCGTTCATAGTCAGCTTAGGCATATATGCCTGGTAACTGTTCCCGCTTCCACCTGAGTCAACGACAATGGTGGGATCGTCAAAATGAGCAGGGTAGCTCACATAGGATGCCGTACCCGCGTGTAGATAGGAAACGTCTACAGAAAAATCCTTATTCCCTGTTTGGAAGAACGTGTCATCCATGTCCTTACCTTGAATTATTCCTAAAAAAACCCCCACGGTAGAGGTGCGAATTACCACACTTCCAATAACGCCCGTGGGGGAAAGGAACAAAGGGTTAATAGTCTGAGTCAAATTAATATCCTAACACTAGGGAGTTTTCCCATTCAACTATGCTGTCACTTCCATCCGTAACATACGGGGTAAAATCTATTGCTGCGACAAGATAAGAGTTGTCGAAGGTTGTTCCGGCTACTGCGATCACTAATGTATCTGCATCCCTGCCAGCTTCGGGATCTGTAAAGGCTGTACTTGAAGCCTGTAATGCCGTACCGATCAGAGCTCGTCCGTCAAGGGTTGACTCTGCGATAATAGAAGACGCGGGGATTTGTGAAAGACTTTCGTCATTTACAAGATCATAAGTGTACAAAGAGGAGTCTATAAGCATTACAAGGAGTGGTTCATTTACCAAGTCGATGTTACCGCCCATTACCTTTTGCGTTCCTTTCACATATTTCCCCGACATATCTAGTCCTCTACGATGAACTCTGCAGCTTTGGCTATGATAGCTTTGGCTGTTGCTTCACCGATCTTTGGTAGTGCTACCAATTCTGATTTAGTTGCTTTCTGTACTTTTTCGATTGTGTCCAGTCCTGCTTCAATTAGCACGGCCTCGATGTCGTCTTTAAGTTCTAATAGTTCCAAACCTTCTGCTTCTTCAACAGGGGCTTCTTCAATAATTTCAGCCTCGACCGCGTCTAGGTCTTCAACAGCTACAGTTCGTTCCACTAAGTCTTTAGAAAGAAGCTCCCCTAAAAGGGAAGCCTCCAACATAATGACCTTACCAGGAACTACTTGTTTCTTATGCCATCCAATAGTTTGGAGGACGCGAACTTCAATAGTTTCTTGGTTCATGGTTATCCTTCAGTCTTGATTACGCCAGTTGAGTTAGGCTCAAACATGCCGATCAATGGGCCAGACTCAAGAGTTGTTCTTGCACGTTTACCGTCTTCAGAAACACTGTTCATGGCAAAGCGTTTGCCTTTGAAACTAGGAGCTTTGAAGTTGGAGATCATACCATAGTGCATTTTCCAGTTTGCGCCAGTATCACGTAGGATCACGATGTCCTTAGTAAGTACAGGTTTAACCGCATTAGCATTATCTGTGTACAAGCCACGATAAACATAAAGAGCTAACTCGAACCCAGGCCAGCGTAGCGTACCCAAATAAGTAGCTTTCTGGTCACGAAGATTTTTAATCTCGATTGCGCCCATGTCAAAGTTTTTCAAGTCTAACAACTTTTGAATAGCTTCGTCTTGAAGTAAGGCGTTACCTGCTTCTGGAGACATTAATGCTTCGTTGTAAGAGTAACCGTGAGTTTCACCAACACGACAAAGTGCAGATAACTGATCTAGTTTATCACTGCCTGAGTCAGACCATTTATCTGTGCCAGTGTTTGTAACTGTCAAAGCTGTGTCACGTTGGAAGTCTACAAGGTATTTTACACCTTTACCGTCAACAGTAACTTTACCTGTTTCCAGAGCTTCTTTAACCTGTAACTCTTCGGCCATATCAAATCGACGAGAAAGGTTTTGAATGCCTTTAGTCATTTTGATTTCCATACGAGAAGCTACGGCAACACCGTCACCAACTACTTCGCCTGGAAGACGGTCTAAGAAATCTTCTGGTTGGAAAGACTTTTGCTCGTACAAGTAAGGAATACAGTGCTGAGCAGTCTCATAACCCTGTTCGCCAACTTCGTTCGGTCCACCAAGACGGGATACGTAAGTAGCCGCGTGGTTGCTCATTTCTTCTGAGTCAAATTCTACAACGGTGCTGTCGCTGTATACTTCGCCTTTTACTACCGTACTGCGTAAGAACAAGTCCTGCTCTTTCTGTGTTCTAACTACTGGAAGTAGTTCAATAGGGGAATATGCTGTAAATTCGTCAATAGCTGCCATTCTAATCTCCTTAAGCGTCTAAGACTGTGATAGGGTACATGTTACGTGCTTCCATTAGGTCGATCACGTCTGCAACTACGGTAGAACCGCCGAAGATCAAGAACTGTGATTTAAACTTACCTGTTTTAGCGATAACCACTGAAGCGTCGGCAGATGTTGCGTCTACTGTGGCTGTGGATACCGCGATTGGAATTTGAGAACCGTCTACGGCATCGTCAACACAAGCAATCAATTTGCCCGATGCTGTAACTTTGCCTAGAACTGTTCCTGCTACTACTACGCCTTCACCTGAAAGGATTGTGCCTTCACCGTATTCTACAGGAAACCCGTAGACGAACAATGAGGAAGGTGTGTATGTTGTTTTAGTCGAAGCAAATGGTGTATATGTTGCCATCCGTTACGCCTCCTGTTTTGTTTCTGCACAAGCTGCGGCAAGACCCGCTACGCGTTTCTCTGCTGCTGCTTCTGCTTCGGTTTTTACTACTGCTTGAATGTCTTCTGCTGGGCTTACTGGAAGTGCATCACCAAGAGCCGTTGCGTCAGAAGCGATTGCTTCAGCAGGGCTTTTAGAGAACTCAGCTACTACGGATAGTAATTGAGCAGATACAGATTCCTTAGTGGCTCCTGCTGTAAATTTGTTTGCATCAATACACGCACGTACTGCGGATTGAGCGTCGGCTCCATGTTCGCTAAACATTGCAGACAATCCTTCGATTGCTTGAACATTTTGCATGGCTAATGCCACCGCGTC